TCACCCGCGATTAACCAACAGCCAGACCAGCAGACACGCCACCACCGGCACAGCAAAATCCATCAGGCTTGCCACATCCCATGCACGTGGATCAAAACCGCCCCACCACGGCATGTTAATCCGCTTGCCATGCCCGAACATTTCAATCCAGCGATATTCTGCCTGGGTGTGTTCCCGCGCAATGAAGAATGTACAACCGGCTATCGCCCCGTAAGCCCAGTTTCCGGTAAAAAGACCAACCAGTACCTGCGCAGCCACAGCACAAAGCGCGTGAAGGAAAGGTGTTATATCCATGACTCCTCCTTTATCCAATATCGCTTCGGGAAGTTAATAACAACTTTAATTCTGACTCAAGTTCATCAACTCTTTCAGTCAGTTTCTGGATATGGTGAATCAGTGGAACAACCAGACGTTCGTACATTACACCTTCGGCAACAAGGCCATTGCTGGAAATGGTTTCCGGTGCATCATCTTCGTTAGCTGGTCGCCAGTGAACAAACTGAGGGGCAATTTCTCCTACTTCCTCGGCAATCAATCCATAGAATCCCCAATCGCGCCTGTCATTTTCGCATTGCGACCTGTACCACACAGGGCGCATCTTGAAAATGAGATCGGCGTGCTCTGAATCTATCGTCTCTACTGAATGTTTATAGCGAATAGACGATGTTGACCGCAGTACAGACGAAATTGCGGGGTCAGGATTAAGATAAAGGTTTGCCGCCGCTGTAGTCGTGGCCAAATTCCATAAATAAAACGCTTCTCGACCTGTCAGCGGGTAAAAATCACCGCCATAACGACCGCTTTCCAGATCGTTCGCTTCCACTTTGTTTTTCAGCTTATTATCAACTTCAGTTTTTGTGTATCTGGAGCTGATATCCTGCTTTGCACTGGTCATATCAGTCTGAAGCGTTGATACTTTTCCGTTAATTGAGGAAATATCTTCCTTAGTTTTAGTGACTTCTCCCTTTAGCGTGGTGATATCTCCTGGAATTACTGTCGATGTAGCCATTTTTCTGCCTCACATCCAGCCACGAAGTTGATGCTCAACAACAACCGCGTATTCATCGAACATTGACGGTGTTTTCACATCATTAATGATGCGCACATTTACAAAATATCCGTCTTCCTTAACACATACCGGTTCGCCATCTTCAGTCAGTTCTCCGGTTTCTTTATACACGTTACCTATCACGTCAATGAGAACATTGTTCTGCATCACCTCGTCATCGTCATAACCAATGCTATCCATAAAGGCCGAAAAGTCGGCCTTGTCTGTGAATTTGATAATTAAATCTCGCATTATATTATCTCTCCCATTTGCGCATCGGTTAATTCTTTATGCCATATACGAAAATTACGAATGTGACCGAAAAGATGACGTAGGCCGCTATTAGTCTGCCCACCAATCCTGAAGAAATAACCAGATTTAACACCGACATGATCCGTAGTTTTAGGAGTTCCATGCTGAGCATTGCTAACGAAATGCACATTACCAGATTCATTTAAAACAAATCCAAGAACAGATTTTTGTTCAAATAATACTGGCGATACGGCGGCTACTGTACTACCGTTTTTATTGTACATCGTAACACTAGGAAATAATGTTGAACTAATAGCAACACTTATATATTGACCCGGAGTTGTGCTCCCACCACTGGTATCAAAAATTCGTGGTGCTGCATTTGGCGTTTCGTTCCAGTTTGTATGAACTTCAGCTAGAAATGTTAAAGGTGGTGTACCGATATTGTTATTTGTTGGTATATTCACCATATCACTGGCTCTTGTGACTGGCGTTGCCTCAGTAATAATAAACGAAGAAGCGCACGAACCGCCTTCGACCTGAGGAGTTGCAACATAAATATAATCATCTGCACCAGTGCTTCCCCCTTTTGGTGGTGCATATTGCACCATCGCACCGATCATATTTTCTGTATCAAGTGCCTTAATTGTTGCCTCAAAGAAAATCCATTTGCTTGCTTCATTTTTAACAGCCCTTGCAGTAATACGACTTGCAGCGCCGCCAGTTTTATCAATCGATAAATCTGTCATATTTAAGTAAGCATCACCCAGGAATTTGTAGGTAGATCCATCATATTCTTCAAATCGTAATCGACATCTTAAATTTGGAGTCCCACTTTGTACCCTGCATGAGATAGTTACATACTTTTCATCGCCGGTAACATCATATCCTTTGCTTCCAGATACTGTGACAATAGAAATGGCTGAGGTTTGCCCCACCATTTCTGGTTTTAATGTGAATTTTGCGTACTGGAAACCAAAATCATCTACACCTGATGTATTTAAAATCATATTTGATGACTTGTTCCACTTTGATGGATTTGTGCTGTTTATTAACAGGTTTGTACGCTGCCCTTCAATCAGCAATCCATACTTTTCAAAGCGAGGTTCATCGATTGCAGCCTCTGTCAGCACACCAGATTTATTAATGTAAGTTGCTTTTGATGCGCGTTTAAACTTTACAATCTTGTCGCCAGGCATTGTTATTTCATCATCACCAATAACAATCTTTTTATATGACGGCGAAAAGCCCGTAATCATATCCAGTGAATCGTTAAACGGTATCCACACATCGGGAAGCGGCTGCAATACTTGTTTATACGGCTCCGCAGCCTGGCTTGCATACTCTCTGGCTGCGTCTTCACTTGCTTTTGCAGCCGTCTGGCTTGCAGCGGATGCTTTCGCCGAGTTAGCCGCCGCAGTCTCGCTCGCCTTTGCGTTGGTTTCACTGGTTTTTGCAGCTTTTTGACTGTTGGCTGATGCAGTGGCAGAAGCAGCCGCCGCGCTTGCAGAGCCAGCTGCAGCACTCTCGCTTTCGGCTGCTGCATCCTGACTGCTTTTCGCCGCAGTTTCACTGGCTTTGGCATTCGTTTCGCTGGTTTTCGCTGCCGTCTGGCTGGACTTTGCGTTGGTTTCGCTGGTTTTTGCAGCTTTTTGACTGTTGGCTGATGCAGTGGCAGAAGAAGCCGCCGCACTTGCAGAACCAGCTGCGTCACTCTCGCTTTCGGCTGCTGCATCCTGGCTGTTTTTCGCCGCAGTTTCACTGGCTTTGGCATTCGTTTCGCTGGTTTTCGCTGCTGTCTGGCTGGACTTTGCGTTGGTTTCGCTCGTCTTTGCGGCTGTCTCGCTGTTTTTCGCGTTGGTTTCTGATTTTTTGGCTGCTGTCGCGGAGTTTGCCGATGCAGTCTGCGAGGCCGCTGCCGCCTGTGCGCTGTTAGCTGCATTCGTTTCTGAGGTTTTCGCCGCATTCTTCGATGATGCCGCTGCAGTTTCGGATTTCTTTGCCGCCGCTGCGCTCTGAGAGGCGGCTTCAGCGTTGCGTGCCGCTTCTTCCACCATTTCCTCAAAACGACGCAATGCCTCCGGCATGACATCATCTTCCGTCATGGCACCGAGAAAATCATTCAGCGTACCTGGTCTGGAGCCTTCATAGACGGTAATGGTCCCGGCATGTGAAGGCGGAAAACCTTCAACCAGCAGGATAACGCTGTACTGGCCATACTCAACATCAATGCTGTAACGCCCGGCTTCATCCGGATTTTCAGAGGCCACCGTGTTCACCAGTACCGTGGTGCTGTTACGCTTTGCCTTCAGTTGAATAGTGCAGTTCTGTATTGGTTTTCCCGCACCATCTTTCAGCACACCTGAAATCTGTACTGCCATACTCACTCCACAAATAAAAAAGGCGCCATTTCTGGCGCCCGTATTGGGGTTATAAATATTTCAACGGATACTGATACCGGAAGCGGCTTTTTTGGTCACAATCACCGTACAGTCGGTGATATTGCCTGCCCCCTGATTGCCTTTCTGGAAAACCTTAAACTCCAGAGTGACGCTACCACCACCACTAGGCATATCAATAACTGCACTGTAACTACCGGGAATGGCCCCTTTAGTTTCTCTGGATGCGATTAATACGCCGTTTTTGCGAACTTCAAAACCATAACCCGTGTATCGCGTGCCTCCTGGGTTATTTCCGCTCCCCGGATCGTCATACGCTATACCGTTAAAAATAATGGGCGGAATAATAATCTGGCGGTCAAAGTTATGATCATCGCTGATGGTGACTGTAACCGTACCGTTTGGTGTTTCCGTGTTACCCCACGTACCGACTTTTTTCGGGAAGGCTTTTGATACAGCTTTAACGAAATCCCCTCTGACCTGGGTCGCCTCCAGCATGCCCTTAATCGTACAGTTCTGGTTAATCGTGACATTGTTGAGCGTTCCTGAGTTCGCATTCACACTACCACTGATATCCGCATTTTTAGCGGTCAGCTTTCCGTCTGATGTCAGGGAAAATACCGGAGGACTGCCACCGCTGGTAATGGTGGGGGCTGTCAGGCGCTTCAGGAACACGTCGTTCATGAATATCTGGTTGCCCTGCGCCACAAACATCGGCGTTTCATTCCCGTTTGCCGGGTCAATAAACGCGATACGGTTAGCGGCAACCAGAAACTGGCTCAGCTTGCCTTCCTCCGTGTCCTCCATGCTGAGACCAATACCCGCGACATAATGTTTGCCGTCTTTGGTCTGCTCAATTTTGACGCCCCACATGGCATTCCATTTATCGTTAGCGTCTTTCCACTCTTTCGAAAACTCCTCCAGTTTGCTGGCGTTATCTTCCGTCAGCTCAAAGTTTTCCAGTAGCTCCTTGCCGAGATGCGTTTTATTGATCAACCCTTTATAAAAATTCAGATAACCTTCCGCATCATCGCTCGCCCGACCGACGGCCTCCACAAATGCCGATTTACCAACGGTGTTCACGCTGCGGATATAAAAGTAATAATCATAACCCGGCTTAATATTGCTACTGGCGGCTATCCAGTACAGCGCCGTACCAAGATAACGCGCGCTGGTTTCAACCTGCCTGATATCAATAATCTGCTTTTCCGAGAACCAGAACTCAAACTGCACCGTCGGGTCATATACAGCCAGTTTCGGGACCGCCGTTATCTGAAAATACCCCGGTATCAGTTCAATAGTGACAGGCGCTGCCGGTGCGGCAATCCGGAACGATACCGACGCCGGATCCCCCTGCTGCCCCCAGGCATTTACTGCCCGGACTGTCAGCCTGTAGTTCCCCAGCGCCAGTTGCCTGAAGCGGTATGTGGTTTCCGTCGTCCGGGCTGTGCTGACAAGCCGCTCACTGCCGTCATCCGCTGCCACGGTCAGGCGAAGCATAAAGCTCACCCCCTTCACCACCTTCGGCGTGTCCCATCGCGCCAGTACCTGATATTCCCCGCTGTCTGCGGTGACTTCGGCAGTCAGGTGCTGCACCGCTGGCGGCGTGACACCATTCACCGTGCCACTCTGGTCGCCGTCAAAGTGCGCCCCGTTATCCACGATGGCTTCTTTCTCCGGTACATGCTGCACGGCAGTGATGGCATACGTACCGTCATCGTTCTCACGGATACTCACACAGCGGAACAGACGCTGGCGCAGCGTCGGCAGCTTCAGCCCCCATACGCTGTATTCAGCAACACCGTCAGGAACACGGCTCACTTTTACCTTCACGCCGTCGGTGACGGACTGAACCTCCACGCTGACCGGATTGCCACTTCCGTCAACCAGGCTTATCAGCGTGGTACCGGAGGATGGCAGCGTGATTTCACGGTCGAGCGTCAGCGTCCGGGTCTGGCTGTTTACCGCAAGCACGCGCCCGCCGATGCGGATACCCGCATAGTCATCATCGCAGATTTCAATGACATCGCCCGGTACATGGCGAAGCCCTTCCGCCCCCACGCTGAAGTCCACGGTCTGCGTTTCCAGCAGTTCTGTTTTAATCAGCCACAGCCCGGCGCGGTGTGCCTGCCCCCGGCTGGTACAGCCAAAAGCATCCATCTTCGTGACGTTACGACCGTAACGGGCAATGGCCTGCGTATCCTCCACAAGCTCTGTCGCCGTCTCCCAGCCGTTGTTCGGGTCAATCCAGTTCACCTCAACGGCATTATGGCGGTCTTTCAGGGCGCTGAAGCTGTAGCGGAACGGTGCGCCATCATCCGGCATCACCACATTACTGCGGTTATAGGTCCACACCTTATCCGACGGTCGGTCCTGCACGAACGTCAGCGTCTGCCCGTTCCATACTGGCATACAGCGCATCGCCGAGCAGAAATCACTGAGCACATCCCACGCCTTGCGCTGTGTGGTCAGGTACGCATTACAGGTGATGCGCGGCTCCGTGCCGCCAAAGCCGTCCGGCACCGACTGGTCGCAATTCTGGCCGATGACATACAGCGCCCATTTGTCCACATCCGCCGCACCGAGACGCTTCCCCATGCCGTAGCGCGGATGGGTCAGCATATCCCACAGACACCAGGCCATGTTGTTGCTGTATGCTGGCTTAAACGTTCCGTCCCAGATACCGCTGTATTGCCGCGTCTGCGGGTTATAGTTCGACGGCACCTGCAGAATGCGCCCGCGAAGATGATAATTACGGCTCACCTGCTGGCTGCCGAACTGTTCCGAGTCCACCTGCACGCCGACCAGTGCCGTGTTCGGGTAGCACTGTTTCACATCGATGATTTCGGTGTATGACGACCAGAGCGTTTTGTTCTGCAGCTGGTCTGTGGTGCTGTCCGGCGTCATCCTGCGCATCCGGATATTAAACGGGCGCGGCGGCAGGTTACCCACCACCACCGAGGCCAGATACTGCGAGGTGGTTTTGCCCTTAATGGTGATGTCTTTTTCCGTCACCCAGCCACCGTTACGCTGTATCTGAACCAGCAGACGGACTTCCGACGGATTCCTGTCACCCTTTGAGGTGGTTTCCACCAGTGCCTGTACACCGAAGGTAAAGCGCAGACGGTCGATGTTTGCCGACGTAATGGTGCGGGTGATCGGCGTGTCATATTTCACTTCCGTACCCAGCACCGTCTCGGAACCGGAGGATTCAAATCCCTCCGGCGGTGACTGCTCCTGCTCGCCTGCCCGGAACACCACCGTGACGCCGGAGATATTGGTATTCCCCTCACTGTCCAGCACCGGCGTACTGTTCAGCAGCACGCTTTTTAATCCATCCACCGGACCTTCAATCGGCCCTTCGCTGATGGCATCAATCACACTCAGCAGTTGCGTGGACTTCAGGTTGTCCTTCGCTTCGCGCGGGGTATGCCCCTTACTGCTTCCTTTGCCCATTCGTCATGCTCCATAAACGACAAAACCGCCCGGAGGCGGTTTCACATGAAATATTTTGCATCAGCGGCCAATCACCACAACCTGACCACCGTCCCCTTCATCTGCCGTGCTGATCTCCTGAGAAACCACACGAGACCCCACGCGCATTTCACCGTACAGAACAGGCAGAACATTGCCCTGGGCAACCATGTTATCCAGTGATGAGAAATAGGTGTTCTGCTTACCGTTATCCGTGCTGGTCGCTGTGGGCGTCCGGGCTTTCGGTGCCAGCATCTGGGCCACACCACCCAGGATCATACTGGCCCCTGCCGCATACATGCCCGATACAGCCGCGGCACCCAGCCAGCCCACAGGGTTCCACCATGCCACCGCAATCAGCGCCGCACCCAGCACTGCCTGAAAAACACCGCCACTTTTAGCTCCCGCCAGACGCGGCACAATGTGGATCACGGCACCATTTGCCAGCGACTCATTAAGACGGGCAGATAATTCATTTTCGCCTGCATCACGCCCGGCAATGCGCACCTGATACCAGCCCTCATTCAGTTTCTGACGAAACGCCGGGAGCTGTGTGGACAACGCCCGGATGGCTTCAGCCCCCGTTTTTACACGAAGGTCGATGCGGCGGCCAAATCGTTGTAAATCCCCGTAAAGGCAGATGCGTGCCATGCCCGGTGACGCCAGAGGGAGTGTGTGCGTCGCTGCCAT